TTCCCAATCGTTCGCCGTGTATTCGGTGGTCTATTGGCACAGGATCTCGTATCCGTTCAACCAATGAGCCTCCCAAGTGGACTCATCTTCTTCATGGATTTCACTTTCAAGGACAGCGACAAGCTCGGTGGTGCTGAAGCAGGTGATTCCGTGTATGGCGGTGGTCGTGTTGCTAGTGAGCTTACTGGTGGTGTAGACCTTGAAGGTGTTCCTTTGGTAGCAGACGCCAGCGGCGCTCCCGGCGACGAGGGCTTCCGCAACCTGGGTGGTGGCTATGCTCACGCAATGCACAGTGTAACAAACCAAGAGGTGGCATTGGTCACCCCATCAGCCACCCTGGCGTATTCCGCCGCAGACGCCGCTCACAAAAAGCTCATCAAGTATGACGCTGACATTGCTGCTGGTGACTATAGTTTCAGAATTCTTTCAGTCGCCCTCACCGGGCTGCCTGACCTCAACACCAATCAGCTTGCTGCTGTTGAGGTTGAAGATGGTTCTGCTAACTCTTATCTCGGTACCGCACAAGCCGACCAAACCGACGAGCCAGAATTGTTGGTTCGCCGCCTGACTCACATCAGTGGTAGCAATCTTCACCTAGTGTTCGCCTCTCGCACCGCCGCCGAACTCGGCACGGGTTCGATCAACGGCAGCCGTAATCAGGTCAATATCCGCTACCCTGTAGCAGATAGTTTTAAAGCTGGTGGTGCCTACGGTGCCGTTATGGCTGACGACACTCCCCCAGGTTGGCCTCTAGAAGACGAAGCTGGAAACGAAATCGATATTAAGGTTGATTCCGTGGCAGTTACGGCGCAGACCAAGAAGCTTAAGGCAACTTGGACACCTGAGTTGGCTCAGGATCTTAACGCTTATCATAACCTTGACGCCGAAGTCGAGCTTACAAGCGTTCTTTCTGAGATGATCGCTCTTGAAATCGATCAGGAGATTCTTCGGGATCTTGTTGAGGGTGCCACTGCTGCAACCTATAGTTGGTCACGTCGCCCTGGTAAGTTCGTGAACCGATCCACTGGTGCTGCAATCGAAGATTGGTCTAGCAGCGGTATTGATTCGGCTGCTAACCTTTTGGGTGGCGACTTCACTGGTACTGTTAGTGAGTGGTACGAGACTCTTCTCGAAACCGTCAACGACATCAGTGCTCAGATCCACCGCAAGACGCTTCGTGGCGGCGCAAACTTCTTGGTTTGTTCTCCAGAGGTGGCAGCTATCCTAGAGATGACCAGCGGCTTCCGTGCTTCTGTTGATCACGATGGAGACAAGGGATCTTGGGGTGCGGTAAAGTCCGGTTCCATTAGCAACAAGATGGAGATTTTCGTAGATCCCAACTTCTTGCGTGGCGTTGTACTAGTTGGTCGGAAGGGTAGTAGCTTCCTAGAGAGCGGATATGTTTACGCTCCCTATGTACCGCTACAGATGACACCTACTGTCCTCGCAGCAGACGACTTCACTCCCCGCAAGGGCGTGATGACTCGTTATGCTAAGAAGATGGTTCGTCCCGATATGTACGGACTGGTTCTTGTCCAAGACTTGATGGGCTAATAGCTTATAAGGTCTTAGCTTAGGGCTAAGAGGAACCCCGTCCTTGTGGCGGGGTTTCTTTTTGTCTAAGGTCGGGAACTAAGAGGAAGAAGAACCTATTTAGTAAGGTTACTCCTAACTACTTTGGGGAGACAAAGAAATATGCCAACAGACTTGAATCCAATAAGCACGACAAATAGCAAAGTCTTACCTTCCGCTGGAGACCCTAGCGATGTTTCTTCCTCTTTGGCTTATGGAATATACTCCACTGACGCCTTTTATAGTGGGGCGGCAGATCAAGTATCGTATGTTTACGGAAAACTTGGTGGAAATATTTTAGATATAGAAATAGAGACAGCAAATGTTTACAAGGCATATGAAGAGGCTTGCCTTGAGTATTCTTATTTGCTCAACACACACCAGGCAAAAAACGTGCTTTCTGATATGTTGGGCGGCGCTACTGGCTCATTCGATGAAGACGGAGAGTTTACATCATATCGCAGTGACACTTCAATCAAACCAAACTTAAAATTCCCACGATTTACTTTGGCATACTCGGCTCACGTTGCTAGTTCGGTCGGCTCGCAGGCAAAAATGGGCGGTCACGAAAGAGTATATTCCGCATCTTTTGATATAACTGTTGATACACAAGATTATGATCTTCAGTCAATCATCGCTGCAAAAACGACTCCTATTGACTTCTCATCACTTGTTGATAATAGCAAAATCCTCATAGAGAAAGTGTATTATAAAAATCCGAACTCATCTTGGAGATTTTATGGTGGTGGGGTTTCCTCTTCCTCTAGTAAATTTAATACCTGGGGGCAATATGGCGCAGACAGTACTTTTGAGGTAGCCCCCGTTTGGCAGCAGGAATTATATGCCTCAGCATATGAAAATGCACTGAAAGTTAGAGGCTCACACTATTCTTATGAGCTAAAAAATAATCGCTTACGGTTATTTCCTATACCAAGAACATTACACCCAGAGAAGATGTGGGTTGACTTTCGCCTCTCTAATGAATCATATGAAGAGGAGGCTGATCGGAAGTATGGTGCCGACGGCATCAATAATATGAATTCTCTCCCATTTCCAAATATACCATATCAAAATATTAATTCTATAGGGAAGCACTGGATTAGGAGATTCTGCCTGGCACTCTGTAAAGAAACACTGGGACAAGTAAGGTCAAAACTTGGAGCGGTTCCTATTCCTGGCAATGATGTAACTTTGAATGGTTCAGCACTTCTTAGCGAAGGACAGGCTGAACAGGAAAAACTAAGGGAAGAATTAAAGTCCGTGTTTGATGAGCTTACATACGGCAAGTTGGCGGAAGGAGATCAACAGATGCAGGCATCAACCGAAGAGGTTCTTAAACGAGTTCCTCACGGTATTTACACGGGATAATATAGATGGCTAATGATAACAAATGGTCACAACCAGACGCACCCCCACCCCCGTTATTTGTCGGCAAAAAAGAAAGAGATTTTGTTAAACAAGTTAGTGACGAAATCATCGAAAAAATGGTGGGTCAACAAATTCTTTATTACCCGGTTGATATCGAGCGCACAAACTTCCACCCCCTCTACGGAGAGGCTATAGAGAAGACCTATTTGCCTCCTCTTCGAATATATGCCTTGGTGGAATGGCAGGGATCTAACCAGAGTAGTGATAAATATGGGATTGATCGGGTCGCAAACATATCTGTACACTTTCACAAAAGAAGATTAACAGAGGATCAGGATCTACACGCTCGTATTGGGGATTTCGTCTTTTACGAAAAACAATATTTTGAGATTGTCAAATTAAGTCAGCCTAGAAAGCTTTTTGGACAAGACAACAAGGATATTGAAATTGTTGCTACTTGCAGGAAGGCTAGGGAGGGCTTATTCGATGCCTCGTAAAACAAAAACAAATGAAATTACTAAAACATCGTTCCCGATCAACCCATCCACGCTTGAGATGATCGATCACGCAGTTTTTAATTATATTAATGATTCTATGAACATTCATTGTGACACGAACAAGGGGTTCAAGAAGGTGCCGGTGTTATTTTCAACACAAGAGAGAGCACATATGATCAAAGACAATGTAAATCTCAGAGACAAGCAGACAACACTAATTTATCCAATGATCGCCGTCGAACGTTCATCCGTTACTAAAGATCCAGGCACAAGAGGAATATACGCAGCGTCTATGATGCCCACCGCTGACGAGAAGGGCGCTTCTATACAGGTCGCTCGCCGTGTCCAGCAAGAAAAGACGAGGGATCGAGCCAACGCTGATTCAATTAGGCGCTCTTCTTCTAAGACCGACGCTGACCGCCAAACTTTTCCGGTAGAGTCCACAAAGATAGTATACGAAACTATCTCTATTCCACAGCCAATTTACGTTGATGTTAGTTACTCCGTGACGGTCACAACGGAATATGTACAGCAGATGAACGAAATCGTCTCCCCTTTCCTTGCTCGGACGGGAGCCCACAATGCCTTTCGAGCACAACACGAAGGAAACAAGTACGAGGCGTTCATCCAGCCCGACCTTTCCCAAGATAATAATGCAGCCTCTTTGGGGGAGGACGAAAGAAAATTCTCAACTAGCTTAACAATTAAGGTTTTAGGGTATATCATAGGAGAAGATAAAAATCAAGAACAACCTTTCGTTGTTATTCGAGAAAGCGCCGCTGAAGTGAAATTTCAAAGAGAGCGAGTTATGCTTCAAGATGAATTAGATTTTTATATGAAAGAGCAAACCGGGAATGACCCAAATGTTTTCCGAGTTGTCGATAAGAAGAATAAGTTAGTTCCATAAATGCTAAGGCGTTTGCCCGCAAGACATACTATTTATTAAGAATAAACTCACAAGAGAAAAAGAGTTTATCTGAGCAATAGGCTTTAAAGAGGAGAAACCCATAAATGTCTGATAAGAAGTTTAAGTTTATATCCCCAGGTGTTTTTGTCGATGAAATCGATAATTCCCAATTACCTGCGGAGGCGGCACCTGTTGGTCCACTTCTGATTGGTCGCACGAGAAAAGGTCCGGGTATGAAGCCCGTTACGGTTAGCTCTTTTTCTGAATTTGTTTCTGTGTTCGGTGAGCCGGTTGCCGGCGGAACAGCGGATGATGTCTGGAGAGAGGGGAACCGTGTAGGTCCAACTTATGCAGCATACGCCGCCCAGGCATGGTTGAAGAATAATCCAACGGTCACAATGGTTCGCCTTTTGGGTGAACAACACCCAGATGTAGTAGACGGCGCTTCCGGCGCAGCAGGATACAAGGTTGGTGCTATTAACGATACCGAGGAAGCCGGCGGAGCTTATGGATTGTTTGTATGGCCATCTGGCACAGTCGGTGCCGCACCAGAACTATCTGGAACACTTGCCGCTGTTTTCTATGTAGCAACTGGGTCAATCACTCTTTCTGGGTCCAACACTGACGGCAACCCCGAAGTAAAAGGGTGTGAATTACTTCAGTCACAAGATAATGGAGACTTTGTTGTCTCTTTCGCTAAGTCCGGAACTACAAAAACAGCAACGGCGAGCACATATCGTTTTAACTTCGATAGGACAAGCGACAAGTTTATCCGAAAGGTGTTCAACACCAACCCAACTTTGCTGCCGGGCGCAACCAATGCCAAAGCAGCCACGTCCGACGAGAGAAACTTCTTCCTTGGGGAAACATTCGAGCATCATCTTGACGGACACAAATCAGGATTCCTGCGAACCAGCACGGCAGGCGGCGCTGCAACGGATTACGATGGTACCAAACTTTTTGGTGCAATGATGCCAATGCAAAACAATGCAGGTGCCACTACTGAACACAATGACAGAAAATATGGCGCAAGAAAATCATCCACGGGCTGGTTCATTGGGCAGGATCTTACATCGAATCATGTTCAGTACAAGCCAGAGAGTCAACAAAAGTTGTTTCGATTTGAGGCTCAAGATGCCGGAGAGCAATTGCAGAACAGTGTCAAGATTTCGATTGTTGATATCAAGGCTGCTTCAAATGATTTCGACCCCTATGGGTCATTTACAGTATTAGTTCGTCGCATTGATGACACTGATTCCTCACAGGTTGTCCTAGAGAGGTTTAGTAACTGTAATCTAAACCCCGCTTCTCCGAACTATGTCGCCCGCCAGGTTGGTGATAAGTATTCCGAATATGACAGCAAAGAAAAGAGGCTTCGCTATTACGGCAATTACCTCAACAAGTCTGAGATGATCAGAGTGGTCATGAATGAAGATGTGGACAGGGGCACAGTTGATCCCGCCTATCTCCCATTTGGATTCTTCGGGCACATCAAATATAGAGATGTTTGTATCAAGTACCAAGAGGATGGGCTCAATGTTTACGGCGATGCTACCTCCACTCCCGCTAACAATGCCGGCGCTTATTCGATGGTAGATGGTGGCGGAAACACCAGCTTCAGCACTTATCAAGGTCACGGCTCAACGGACACTCATATCCTATACACAAATTTAGTAGCATACAATTGCAACATTAGATTCCCAGAGGTTCCTTTGGTTGCATCGTCTTCTCAGGGAGCCGGTCTAGCGCCCAACAAGGCGTTCTTCGGGATGTATACTGGTAGATCCACAAGTGACGCCAAATTTAATCACGCCGTCAAAGATTGTTTGCGTGCCGTAGCACGAGGGGCTGGCAACGACGACCTCGCACCCGAAGGTGCTATTGATGTGACCCAGGCTTTGACTACCTTTGGTGGTGCCGCATCCAATGCAGACTGGACGCTAGAAGGAAGCAAGCCTTATGTTGTTCCTTATGTCTTTTCTCTGGATGATGTGAAACCAATAGCTGCCAAGCCAGATGTTGCGGTTTGGGCTAGGGGATCTAGAGCCGGCGCTCTTTCCTTCACAGCAGGTAAACAAGC